AGCCTATTGCAATTACCCCCATTTTCCCCTTACAATCCCCGTAGGGGCGCACGGTAGGACGGCGTGCCTGCCCCGAAGGACCGCTAAGGTAACGTGCGATGAGGCACTATCACACGTTACACTCCAAGGGAAGTGAATCATGCCACATTCACCACACGACACTGCCAGCGACACCACGCGCACGCGCACATAGGTATAACGTATGGGGCGCAACAGATGGGCTGGCGAGTGGCAACAACATAGAGAGTGGATACGTGACGTGGTGATCAACGGTACACCATACGCTGCTGCTGCTGCTGCGTACGGGTGCCACCGGACGACAGCATGGCGCGTATTGCAGCGTCCTGACGTGCAACGCTACGTCTCCTCCCTCCGTCGCTGGCAAGCAGATCGCGCATTGCAAGCGCGTATCGAGCGCGATGTTCATCTCGATGAGGAGCCCCGAGGTGATCAATCGGTATCGGAATGAGTATATACATCACCTTATAACGGTATACGTCGGTCGGTATCGGTCTAGGGTGAGTCATAATACATATTATCGGACGTAGGGCTATCAGGTGGCGTCTGACGGGGTACACGGGGCACCTCGGCCACCGTAGGGCGCACGGGGCAGGGGTAGAGGGGGGCTGGCAGCGTGGCTGCATAGCGATGGATCCCCGCCACAAAATCCGGCCTACGCAGAATCCGGCCTCCGACCGTACGTGCTGTTCCTTACATTCCGAGTGTAATTTGACCTTGTTTTCCCCTTGAAACCTGTTGACGTAATCGGTGCGATGTGCTAGTGTTTCGAGTAGCATGAGGGCTTGAAAGTGTCACGAGCAGCACGTGGTAGGGATGAGGAGCGATTGAAGGTGGGGCCGTGCGTGTATGAGGTTGTTCGTGCGCCTATCACGGAGCATGGGTTGTGCGATTACAAGAAGCAGCGAATCACGTTGCAGGCGGACATGCACCCTACTGTGGAGCGGTTGGTGATCTGGCATGAGTTGATTCATGCGATGCTGTTCCAACTTGGTTATAACGAGCATGATGAGCGTTTGGTGGATGGTTTAGCGCATTACGTAGTGTCGGTACTTGTTGATAACCCCCGACTAAATGAGACAGGAGGCGTCAATTGAGCGATACAGAGCAAGAGATTGTCGAGGAGTGCAACGCTATTGCGGAGATGTTGTGCGAAAAGAACCGTAAGTATGGCGACTCTGCGCTTCATCCTGTAAGGGTGTTCTCCAAGTGCAATGCTTTGGAGCAGATCAATGTTCGGTTGGACGATAAATTGTCTCGTTTGCAGTCTGCGCAGGGTGACGACACGGAAGATGCGGAGATGGACTTGATTGGCTATCTGATTTTGAAGCGGATAGCGAAGCGTAGGCAGTTAGTCGTATGACGGGCGTGAAGAAGGGCATTACGAAGGCCGCTGTCGAGGCGGCGTATCGTCAGGCTGGTAGTGTTCGTGGTGCTGCGAGATTGCTTGGTATCTGTCAAAAGACGGCGAAGTATCATCTAAGGGAGGTGGACAGGTCGCAACCTGCTCCTATGGCGGTTGGTGGTGGTCAGAAGGGTGCAGAGTCGTTTACGGTGGACCAGTCGGACCAGTCGCAGACGATCACGTCGGTCTCAAGTACCGTTAGAACGCTTGAGGATGCCCTGAGAGCGGCGAACGTGGACGAGTTGGTATGGGAAGTGGACCGGCACACGATTAACAAGTGGGACATGGCTCGGGGAAATCAGGCGGACACGTGGGACGCGATTGAGTTGTGGCAGGTGAAAGTGTGGTTGAAGCGGCGTAAGGTGGCGGTGTTCGTGGACCCGCTTCAAAGCCTGATTGAGGGGATACGGAAGATTGCTCCGAAGGCACCGTCAGTCAAGTATAAGTCAAGCAAGGACGCGCATTTGTTGGTTGTTGGCTTATTCGACGCGCACTTCGGGAAATTGGCGTGGGCGGCAGAGACGGGGAACGATTACGACTTGAAGATTGCGGAGACGGTGTTTGCGAACGCCTTCCACGACTTGATAAGCCGGATTTCGGGCTATCAGATCGAGAGCATCATCCTTCCGATAGGGCAGGACTTCTTCCACACGGACAATCCGCAGAACGCCACAGTGAACGGTACGCCGCAGGATGTGGATGGCAGGCGGGCGAAGATGTTCGATGTGGGGGTGCGGGCGATGATTTACTGCATTGACGAGGCGTTGAAGATTTCTCCGGTCAAGGTGTTTTACTCGCCGGGCAACCACGACCGAGAGACTTCGTGGTATCTGACGCGGGTGTTGGACGCCTACTATCACCACAACAAGCATGTGCAGGTCGATGCGGCCCCTACGACGAGGAAGTACATGGAGTACGGGGTGACGCTGCTAGGGTTTGACCACGGGGACATTGTGAAGCCTGAGAAGCTGCCAAATCTGATGGCTTCTGAGCAGCGTGAGGCGTGGGGGCGCGTGAAGTACACGGAGTGGCTGACGGGGCATTACCACAAGGTGAAGGAGCAGCAGTTCACTTCGGCGGATACGCACGGGGGCACGGTGGTGAGGACATTGCCGTCACTGAGCGGCACGGATGCGTGGCACTACCGGAATGGCTTTGTGCACGGGCGGCGGGCGGCTGAGGCGTATCTATACTCCCGCGATCATGGATATGTGGGGCATTTCAACGCGAATGTGAGGGAATCCTGAAAGTTGTTGACAGTAAGGCAGGATCTCTGGTAAATTTCCCTTGCCGCTGGAACCGGCACGAAGTCTAGGCTAAAACAGCTATTTGCCCCCTGAGAGTCTTAACCTTTCCCTAGACGGAGGTTTTGACGTTCCACTCAGGGGGCTTCTTGTTTCGGAGGACGGTCGATGTCGTTAAAGGATGGATACCCGAAGGAGTATGAGGAACTGTTGGGGACGGATTACGACCATGTGATTGCAAAGAGGCTTGGAATTACCAAACTAGCTGCTAACCGGGCACGGTTTGTTCTTGGAATTCCGCGATACAGCAAGAAGAATCACAAAAGTCACGTAGATTTTACCCCTGAGATGGTGCATGACTTGGACAAGATGACGATCAAGGCGTTTTCTGCAAAGTGGAACGTCTCAACGCAGACTGTGCTTCTGAATCGTCACAAGCGCGGCATGAAGGGGCATGTGGCGAATAATCCGCACGTCCCGAAGGAGTTGGAGCAGAAGATTCTGCGGTTCGCAGGGCGGTTTCTAGACAGCCACATTGCGGACTACGCTGGCTGCTCCCGTGAGTACGTTCGGCTTATTAGGGAGCGGCATGGAATTGCTACCCCTGACAAGACAAAATTGCTTCTCGGGTTCTTCAAGGCGGAGATCGAGCGGCTGGAAGCGGAGGTGGGGCAATGAGCGGGTATTCCAAGCTGGATTGTGGGATTGTAGACTCAAGTCTTTGGGAGATGCCGCACGAGTATCTTCGCGTCTGGATAGCCATGCTTGCCAAGACGGACGCTACGGGGTATGTGCGGGTAGCTGCACCTGCTATGGCGCGGTTGTGTCACCTGACACGGGAAGATTTCGACCGCGTAATTGACGCATATTGCGCTCCCGACCCTGAAAGCCGCACAGCAGATCACGAGGGTAGGCGTCTTGAAAGGGTGGAGGGTGGGTGGCAGATCCTCAACTACACGAAGTATCGGGAATGCTTAAAACAACCCGATCACAGCACCAACAGAGTCAAGAAATACAGGGAGAAACAGAGGCAATGTAACGGTTCTACCGTTTCAGAAACGGATGAAACGATTTGTAACGCCTATGCAGAAGCAGAAGCAGAGGCAGAAGCAAAGAAAGATCCTTCCCCCGGACCTGCTGACGCAGGCCACGGTGGGGAGGGGGCTTCTGAATCCAAGCCTTCCACTTCAAAGCCTGAATCTTGGAAAACCAAACCTGACCCGCTGGCGGCGTACCCGCGCCTTCTCGAAGCCTATCCCAAGATTGAGAAAAAGATCCTTGAACTTCACCCGCACGCGAAGCTGCCCACTCCCGGCACCAAGCAATACTTCGACAGCAGGCAGACCTTGGCTCGGCTGGTGAGCATCGACAAGCACACGGAGAGCGATGTGCTTTCTACGCTAAGTTGGGTTGTGGCGAAGCAGCAACCTGGCCGGGATGGGTTCTTGTGGCGTGACCACTTTCAGTCCATCAACGGACTGCGGAACATCACGGACGGCATGACAAAGTTTGCAAAGATGCAGAAGTCGATGCAGAAGGCTCTTGAATCCCCTCCCAAGCCTGCCCCCGGTGAAGATCTCCCAGAGTACATTCGTGATGCGATGAAAGCGGCAGGGAAGCTATGAACTACTACAACGAGTGGGACAAACCAACGGCGGCATGGCTACAAGAGTTAATCAACCAAGGGCTGATTCTAAATGGACACATCGACACGCGGTCAATTGCAGACGTGCAGCCAGCAGACCTTGCCGGATACACCCAATGTCATTTCTTCGCAGGAATCGGGGGCTGGCCCCTCGCCCTCGACCTTGCAGGATGGCCCCGAACTCGACCTGTTTGGACAGGCTCTTGCCCCTGCCAGCCGTTCAGTGCAGCGGGCAAGCGTAAAGGCCAAGACGACGAACGGCACCTGTGGCCGGAATTCTTTCGGCTCATTAGAGAGTGCGGCCCTGACGCAGTCTTTGGCGAACAGGTTGAAGGAGCGGTTGGGCACGGGTGGCTTGATGGAGTATTCGCAGACTTGGAAGGAGAAGGTTACGCCTGCGGGGCGGCTGTACTGGGCGCACACAGCGCGGGCGCACCCCACATGCGGCAGCGGTTGTACTGGGTGGCCGACGCCCAATGCAGGTCCGCAGAACGACACAGACACGAACTGGCAGGCGCGACGTGCGGAGTGCAAGGAGAGGCATGGGAACGGCAACGGATTCGGTATGACGCTAGGGATGGCGGCACAGATAGCGGACTGGGCAACCCCGACAGCCCCACAAAAGAACGACTTGGAATTATCAGCGTTTCGATGGAATCCCAACAAGAAGCAGGACGACCCGGTTATGCAGTACCTTGGCAGGGAACAACCACTATCCCATGTGCCGACGGAAAATCGCGGCGCGTTAAACCCGGAATTCAGTTGCTGGCTCATGGGGTACCCGCCCGCGTGGTGCGACTGCGCGGTTACGGCAATGCAATCGTACCGGCCTGTGCGGCGGAATTCATAGGCGCGTACATGGAGTGCTTGCAATGACCCGCCCACGCCGCCCTGCACCCCCAACCTTCGACCGCACTCCCCCACAGAACATCGAGGCTGAGCGCAGCGTTCTTGGAGCCATGCTCCTGAACCCTGACGCGGTCGGCACGGCTATCGAGATTCTTCGCTACGAGGGCGAAGCGATGTTCTACATGGAGCAGCACCAGCATATCTACGACGCGATGGTGGGCTTGTTTGCCAAAGCGGAGCCTATCGACGCGGTGACGATGATTGGCAAGCTGAGCGATTCAGGGAAGCTACAAGCAGCCGGTGGCGCGTCCTACCTTGCGGAGTTGTCTCGGTGCGTTCCTACGAGCGCGAACGTGGGGGAGTACGCAAGGATCGTCCGAGATTGCGCCGTGTTGCGGAAGATCATCCACACGGCGACTCGGGCGTCGAGTGAAGCGTATGCCGCAGAGACGCCGGTTGAGGATGTCCTAGCGCGTCTCCAGAGCGAGATCAACACGATTGCCGAGCAGAAGTCCTCCATCGAGATTGTGAGCGCGTATACGGCAGCGCAGGAGTTGACGGTCGAAGTTGAGGAGATGATTGCTTCTGGGAAGAAGACCCGAGGGTTGGAGATTGGCATTGCGTCGATTGACAGCGCGTTGTACGGCTTCCAGAAGAAGAACCTTATCGTGCTTGCCGCCCGGCCCGGCGTGGGTAAGACTGCGTTCGCGCTTCACTGCGTGCAGTATGTGGCGATTCAGTGCGGCATTCCCGTCCTGATGTTCTCGAAAGAGATGGGGCGGGAGGAAATCATGATGCGCGTCATGCAGTCGCAGGGGGATGTGTACAAGGAGCGCATTCTAGGGGGCTGGCAGGCCCGTGGTGAGGTTCCGAAGATGCAAGCGGTCACCAAGTCCCTTAGTGGCGTTCCGTTCGGTATCGTGGACGAGGCGCACATCAACATCTTGGACGTAAAGACCATCTCACGGCGGTTCGCGGCGAAGCACAACGTGCCTCATGGGTTGATCGTGATTGACTATCTCCAACTTCTCGACCCTGTTGACCGGCGAATCCCACGTCAGGAGCAGGTTGCGGAGACGAGCAGGGAAGCGAAACACCTTGCGATGGAACTTGGGTGGTCGGTGCTTGCCTTGTCGCAGTTGAACCGTAAAGGGGACGAATCGGACAAGCAACGCCCGCGCATGTCGCATCTTCGAGAGTCAGGGGCTATTGAGCAGGACGCGAACATCATCATGCTCATGCACGAGGAAGAGGGTGGAACAGGCCCAATAGCGAACATGTCCATCGACATTGCCAAGAATCGCGGTGGGGCAAAGGGCTTCCACTACATGACCTACGACAAGGAGCGTCAGACCTTCCAGCAGCAGTCGAACATGCCGCATACAGCGAAAGGTGCGGTGTCGCAGCCCACGGAACGACCGAAAGTGTGGTATCAGGATGACTACAAAGAGGATGACGAAACGTTCTAAAAAATCTACCTGTTGGGTGGATGTTGACAAAACCATCTACAACGGGTATCTTATGCGCACGGACCGGGGTAGTACCTTTCGTGACTTCGCGGTCTCCTTGGGGTACATACCCCGGTCCGTAGCCACAAGGAGACCGACATGGAAGCTCTTACACCTGACGTGCTGGAAGTGCTTAGCGCAATCTTTGCGCTTTTCTTCAACCTCGGCGCAAGCGGGATTGTTCAGGCCGTCATCAGCCTGTTTGTCCAACTTCTGGGACTTGGGTTGTAATGAGCGACGACATGCTCGAAATCATCGTAGCGATTGTCGTCCCCGCCATCGGTGGCTTGATGGGCACCGGCTGGTATGCGAAACAACGCTGGCTACTCCGCAAGGGCATCCAAGTTGCCATGCTGGTAGTGGACAAGCTCGACGACGAGATGGTCCACCCAATCAAGCGGGCGAACAGGGAAGTCGGGCTACGCTACGACCTGACACCCGAGCAGGGTCGGCACGTGATGGAGGAGGCGAAGCGGCAAGTGGTGGAGGTGGCACGATTGGAGGACCGGGGACTCCCCGCCTTCTTCCCGAGCATCGAGAAAACGCTGCAAGATCCCGCTAAGGCTGAGCAAATCATCGAAACGGTGGTTCAGCAGCGTAAAGGCCGCAAGCCGCGTGGCCCCGGAAAGGGGTTCTCATGACAGGGCAGCAGATCGGAATCGTCGTAGCCGTGCTGTCTTTCTTGGGCGTCCTTCTGACGCATCTTGTGATGGTGGCGAAGGCGTGGGGCAGCTTCAAGGCAATCATCGAGAAGCTGGAATCCGGCTCCGAGAAGCTGGAACGACTCATTGAGGCACTTTTCACAAAGACTGAGGAGCACGGCAACCGGCTCACAGCAGTCGAGAAGGTGCAGGAACTTGAACGCCGCTCGACGGATAGGATTCTCCGCTGATGGACGGCACGGTTTTGTTCAAGACCTACGGTCGCAAGGATGAGACGTTTGAGTTGGAGAGTTGGCTTGAGTGGCCGGAAGGGTATGAGGACCGCTGGCCCAACTTCAAGCCGCATGAATTCCGCTCCCGTGATGGTAGCGCGTTCATGGTAATTCAGACGGAACTTCTGGACGCATTGCAAGAACTTCGAGGCAAGTTGAAACGCCCGATACAAGTGACTTCCGGCTATCGCACGGTGAAGCACAACACCAAGATCGGCGGCAAGCCGAACAGCCAGCACCTTCTAGGTAAGGCGGCGGATATTGTGGTGCCAGGGGTTACGACTTCGCAACTGAGGGACTTTGTTGAACTCATTCCCGCGTTTTACTCTGGCGGAATCGGATACTACCCCAAGAAGGGGTTCATTCACGTCGATGTGCGGCGTACCGCGCCGACAAGGTGGACGGAATAGCAATGACATCTGACATCCTAACCAGAGAACCCGTCAGTGCAGACGGCTTTTTGCTCAAGGGCGACGAGAATGATGAGCGTGCGCTAGCTGTGGCGAAGGAGTGGGAGCGTCAAAACGCTGATTTTGAGCCTGTTTTCGAGGTTGTAGACGATGATGGCGGTGAAACCCCACGCTACAACTACAAATATCGCTGCGATCTGCCGGGAAATGTTGGTGAAGTTCCTGAACATCATGTCACTATCGCTAATATGGTGGTAAAAGGACTGAGTTTGGAGGAAATTGAGTCTGTCCGGCGCGAAAGTCGGGCGACGATCAAAAAAATCCTCAGTCATTGGCCGGTGAAGCAGTACATTCTGCGCCAATTGACCCGTGCTAAGATGGCGGTGAAGGTAATTCAGGAGTCGAAGCTGGAGGAACGCCGTGAATTGGCGGACAGTGGCTTTGAGGGCATCAAAAAGGTGCTCACCGAGGAGGTTAAGGCCAACACGGCTTACGTCAAGGCGGCACAGATAGCGATGGCATTGCATCCAGAGCGCGCCTACGAGCCTGCAAATGAGACTGTGGGCGAGGAAGCACCACAGGATACGCAAAGCCTGAATTCGTTCTACGAGCAGCACGCCAAGAAGCTGCGACAGGCGCAAGCGCACAACGCAAAATTCTCCGTCACGGAAGATATTGACGTTTCTGGTGAGATCGAGCATACTACACCACAAGATGTGGAGGAGTCAGTAGATGATTGACGTTCGGCGGCTACTTTCTACTACGGCCCAAGTGACGGGCAACTCGGACGTTTTCGTTCGGGTGAACGGGCAATTGTACCCCGTTAAAGCCTGTTTTGCCGACCGCAACGTTGGCTCCATCGTGTCGCGGCGTCTGGTGCTGGACATTACCATTCCTGAACCGGTGGAAGATGGTGAAGTGGACGTTGAACCCGTGGCGAAGCGTCGCGGTCGTCCGGCGAAAGTGGTGGCGTAATGGCTAACACACGTCTAAATACTCCCGGCGAACTTGGTGATTCTCTACGCGCATTGTCTAAATCGGTGCTGTCCATAGCCCGTAAGATGGACGCAGAGGATAAGTATTGGCGTGCCGAGTTAGCACGCGGCGAACACGCATTAACGCTAAAGACCCGCATGGACAATATGTTCGAGGGCGTTAATGCTGATTTGCGGCGTCTGGGGCAGGAACTTGGGAATGAGTCTACCGCCCCGCTACTTTCTACGCTATTCAAGACTCAGTGGCGTGCAGGCGTGAACAACTCTTTACGCTATTTCAAGACGGGTGCAAGCAATTCGCTGGCGTTTACGTCCTCTGGTGCTGCTCAGGGTCTTGTCTTGATTGATTATCTGGATGTTGGACCCAACTACGATATTTTCCTTGGGTTACTCCAGAATGACGTGATTGAAGTGTCGAATTGCTCTGATCCTGACCATAACGGGCTGAAAAGTGTCCGGTGGGATGTTAAGGCTAAGGGTAATGGCGGTACGGATTACGGCCTGACTCAGGGTGATTTCTCTGGTTCTGGCTCTGACTGGACTGGCGGTACAGACTGGACGGTGAACACTGGGGCGGGTATTTATACCTACTCTGCGGCTTCTCCAACCACATTGACTCAATCGCTTTCTGGAATGACTACCACCGGCCTTTACGTCATCCAGTTTAGCGTTGCTAAGACTGGATCTGGAGAAGGCACGCTTCGGTGCTCTATCGGTGGTAGCTATTATTGGGAAAAGACGTATACCGCCGCGACCGAGGCGGCTACCACCTATCAGATCGTGACTGATTCTCCTTCGACCACTCCTACGCTTACCTTTACTGCGACTCGTAGTTCCGGTGCGTTCTCTGTGACTATTGACAACGTGATTGTCTATGGATACCAAGGACTGATGGTATCTGAGGCATTCCCGAGCGAAGAAACTGGACTCAACACGATAATCACGCTGACTCAGACAGCAGCGTAAGGAACGCTAAACATGCAGAATCCCCAGCTTAACCCGTGGCAGTTTGGCGGCTCTAACGATGCTGTTGGTGCCTCTCTTGAGGATATTACTCTCCTTCAAGGTGGTCAGTTGATAAGTGATCTCTCTCAGGGAGCGACAATAGAGACGGCGGCTATCCCCGTGCGACATCGGTCCACTTTACAGTTGTTTTTGTCTAATGATGGAAGTGCTGCACTGACAGACTTTGCGTTGCTTGGTAAGATGCACCCTCTCGGTGATTGGGTGACGCTGATTAACGGCGCGACATGGAACACGCTTGGTAACATCCTTATTCATCGCACCACGAGTGCGGGTAACATCCCGACCTTGGGTGCGAGTGCCACAGCGTCCGCCAAGGTGGATGTGCGCGGGTTGTGGGCGGTGAAGTTCCAAGCTAGTTGTGGTACTTCCACAGAAGTGAATGTTAGCGGTCAGTTGGCGGCGATGTAGGCATGGATGAGCGGGCGTTTTGGCTGATGGTGCGGCAATCGTTACTGATGTTTGTGAGCGCAATCGAGAAGCGGTATGGCTTCAAGACGAGGAGTGAAGGGTGAACATGCGCAAACTCCGCAAGGAGTGCAGATCACACGGCATTGACTTTTACGCCGAGGACGCCCCGCACCAACTTTTGCGTGCGCGTCAGTTTGAACAGCAACGCATAGAGCGGTATTCTCTGATTCGCAAGGCAATGAAGGAATTCAAGGAAAAGCACGACATCAAGGAGACGGCGGAAGCCTAGACTTGTCCTAACATAAGCCCTCACGTTTCACGTAATGGCACTCCACCCTTCGGGGCTGGGGTGCCTTTTCATTTAGGACCATAGATGCCCAACCCGAATTTCAGCGGCGACTACAAAGACTCTTTTATGAGCCAGTTCTGCGACACAAAAGATGTGCAGCGGCAGGAGATTCTTTTGTGTGTCGGCCACGGGTTGAAGGAAGGTTCCTACGAGGAAACGCCCTCGGAATACTTCGCCACGATGTTCATGGCCGATTCGTTCGACCGCAAGCTCGACGAGTACGACAAGGCCATGTGGCGGCTTATCGACGACGACGAGCAGCCGAATACCGTGATCTGCGCTCACCGTGGCGGCGGTAAGACCACCTCTATGCAGGCGAAGATGGCGCGTAGTCTGTGCCTTCGCCAGAGCAAGTACATCATGTACATTGCGGCCACGCATGACGATGCCGCGAAGCAGACTGAAAACCTCAAAGAAGAGTTGATGGGTAACGATGCTATCCATGACTTTTTCGGCATTATGAAAACGCGCAGTTACGATGGCGTTACAAAGTCCTTCTCGTCGAAGCAGTGGTTTGCGTGCAATCCCGCCAACGCGAAGAACAACCCTGGCGAACCGTTCGGCATTATCGTTCCAAAGTCGGCGCAAGGCCGTGTGCGCGGTCGTAACGCTCGCATCCTCGGGAAGCGCATTCGTCCCGATCTCATTCTGATTGACGATTTGGAAGATGACGAAGAAGTGCTGAACGAGTTGAACCGTGACAAGCTCAACAAGTGGTACTTCGGTGCGCTCTTGAAATGCGTGCGGCAGGATCAGGCTCCCAACCCGAATACGAAGCGGTGGGACAAGCCTGCTGATGCCCGTGCGAATTGGAGTCCGCCGTACCGCGTGTTCCATGTGGATACCTTGAAGCACCACGACTCGCTGATGTCTCGGCTCTTGACGCTATCCTCGTGGAAGGCGGTGACGTTCCCTGCGGGCGTGGAAATAGAGAAGGAAGAAGAGGGCGGTCGCAAGACCTACACCTACAAGAGCCTTCGCCCCGCGTTTCGCACGGATGCCCAACTTGCGGCAGAAGCGAATGACGCGATGGAGCAGGGCACGCTGGACGTGTTCTGCCGCGAAATGCTGTGTATGCCTGCGGCCCGCCAAGGTGCCACGTTCCACAACAGCCAATTCCAGCACTACGCCCGTCCGTTTGACCAAGACATCCAGACTGACAACTCCTTGTTGCGTGTGGTGATTATCGACCCGTCGAAGTCAGACACGCCCTCCTCGGATTTTACCGGCATGTTGGCGGTGGCGTTCGACCCTCGCCACGGCAAGGTGTATATCCGGCGCGAAGTGCAGGAGCGGCTTACGGCCAATCAGGTAATCGAGCGTGCGTTCAAGCTGGCGGTGCAGACCAACAGCCGGTATGTATGCCCTGAAAAGATCGGCATGGAAGGTCCGCAGAAGGTCAATTGGGAAGTCGCGGCGGCGGCGATGGAGATGCCGATTCGCCTCGTGTGGCTCGGTATGGGCCACGTCAAGGCGGGTGACTACGGTTCCGGCAAGGATGCCATCAAGATTTGGCGTGCTCAGCAGATTGCCCCGTTCTACGAGCGCAAGGAAGTCTATCACCACATGGACATGAAGGGTGGCTGGCTGGAACAGCGGCTCCTTGAATATCCGCGCATGAAGGACTACGGCCTCACGGACTGTGCGGGGTACATCCCCGGCGTGATGGACGAGTTGGGTATCCGTTTCGATGCCCAGCCGAAGAAGTACGAGAACGTGGAGCGATTCGTAAAGACCACCGATAACGACAAGATCAAGCAGCGCATTCTTACTGGCGCATGGGCGGTATAACGTGCAGCAACCAGCATTCCCATATCCGAATCAAACCTCAGCGAACCGCAAGGAACGCCTTAAGGCCGAAGCTGCAAACTTCGACTATGACTACGGCGACCTTGGCGACAAGATGAAGCCGGGGAATGAGTTACACGATTCCCTCGTGAATTATGTGCTGGAATTGGTTCATGAGTGGGAGATCGGTTCCGCCGACTACCGCGACGATTACCGCCGCCTCCAGTGGACGATGACGGGGTACGTGGCGACCGAGAACAAGAACCCGCGCAACACGTCAAAGGACAAGGACAACATGATTGTCCTACCGATGACGCACAAGAACCGCCACATGATCGGCGCGTCTTGGCATAGCGTGTTTATCCGTGATCCGATATGGCGTTGCAAGCCGGGGATTGGCGCGGCGTCCCTCATCAATGCCGCCACGATGGAGCACGTGGTCCAGCAGCAGGCGTTGCGCTTCGATGCTGGCTTGCACCTGCATACCGCCGTGGATGACGCCTTGGCGTTCGGTCGCGGCACGGTAGGCACTGAGTGGAAGCAGAAGCGCGGTCGTAAACCGGTGGACACCGAGATTACCGCAATGGCGGTCGAGATGTTTAAGGCTATCGGCGGCAAGGCGTCAAAGGACGATATCAACACCATCAAGCGCGAATTCAAGGACATGGTTCTCTACGAGGGCACGCAGTTGCGCCCGTGGGATCCGTTCCGCACTATCCGCGACCCGAATACCACCACGAATTTCTATCAGGAAGCGGAGTACGGCGGTCGCACCTACGACACAAACATTCCGACCATGATCAACCGTGAGTTGGACGATCTCTCGCATGTTGCCAATGAGCGGGTGGAAGGGCGCAAGGCGAACCCGCGCTACTTCAATGCGAAGTACGTCAAGATCCTTGCTGATTCAGGACTGGCTGATTCCTATTGGAACGGGCAATTCCTGACCAGCGGGCGCAATGACCGTACCGGCATGAGCAACACCACGCAGGGCAAGGCTACCGTAAAGACGCAGCCGGTGTGCGCCATCTACCTTGAGATGCAGATCATCCCGAAGGACTGGAACGTGGGCGACGAAGAGTATCCGGTGAAGTATTTCATCGAGATTGCCGCCGACACGATCATCACGGGTTTCGGGCCGTTGAACAACGGTGACGGTAATTATAGCTGGGTCGAGTTTGGTCCAAACACGGCTGGACACGAGATTTCCCCCGTGGGCGACCTCATGGTCAACTTCGGCTCGCACAAGTTTGCGAACAATATGGTGAACTTGGCGGAAGCCTCCTTCCGCAAGAGCGTCAATGGCGGCATCACGGTTATCAATCAAGACCTGATTGACATGGAGCACTTCCTGAACCAGACCACGCCGCACAAGTTGGCGATTTGGGCGAAGCCGTTTGTCTCTCCCGAGCAGGCGCAGTCGGCCATCATGAACTTCCCGCACATGGACAATTCCTCGCAGCAGTTGGCCCTTATCAGTCAGCTTATGGCGTGGGACGCGGACGGCCTTGGCACGAACAATCTGATTGACTCCTTGCAGGCGGAACGCACGACCAAGGCGGCGGTTAACACGGCGAACTACCAGCAGAACAGCCGTATGGCGGTGTGGTGCTACAAGTTTGGTGCGCAGGGTATGCAGGACTTGTTCTGGCGGTACGCCTACAACCAAGTGCAGTACGGCTCGCTGTCGGAAGAGATGTCCTACGCTCAGGGCCGATTTGCTGACCGTATCCGCCGTGAACTTGGCAAGAACCCGACCGGCCTTCCGTGGGAGATCGACCCGCAGACGATGACGGCAACGGTTGACCCGTCTCGCATGTCGCTGGAATTCAACATGGAACCGTTCACGGGTTCGATGCCGGGCCTGCAAGACACGAGTGGACTGGAAATGATTCTCCAGCAGGCTCTCGCCATCCCCGAAGTCGCTGCCGAGACGTTCACGCAGCTCCCCGTGGCGCAACTGCTCCTTACGTATCTCCGCATGAATGACGTTCCTGATGTGGACGCCTATGCGGAAGGGATGCAGGCAAGCGCAGCGCAAGGGCCGGTGCAGAACGTGCAGGTGGCGGCGATGCCTGACGAGATTCTTCAAGAGCGCATTCAGGCTGGCGAATACCAGCCAATACCGATGGATAGGCAATACGCATG